CAAGAAATGCTGTGTTAAGGTTGATTTTGCCACAGTTTGACATTGTTTCGCAAGTTATTTAATCTTTTATAAACAGTTAGAAGGATTCCAATGCTCAGTAAGATAGCTTTTTTATATTTCGATGAACAATACAGCCCAGATTTAGGAAAAAAGATGATTAAGTTCTGCTCAGAAGGCAGAAGCCCAGAGTCATTTGCAGCAGAAGAGAATCTAAGCCCAGAGATTTTTGCTTATTGGGCAAGAGTTTACCCAGAGTTTGAAGTCTGCTTGCATATATCCTTTTGGAAGTCTTTCTCATGGTGGGAAAAAGAAGCCATGACTAATCCAGATATTAATGGCGTGGTGTATAAATCTGTTATGCAGAATCGCTTTAAGTGGAAAGATGGAAACGAAGAGATTCAACGCGTTGTAAAGTTCATGTCAGATCAAGAATTAGAAGATTTAGCCCGAAGGCTATTGGCCCAAAACAATAATCAATTGGCTCACGATGTAGTCAATTCAACAGAGGAAGAAGAAGATGAGTGAAAAAATTCAATTAAACCTAATCCCGTTTCATCAAATAATCTACTCTCCACAAGAGGGAAGGATTCACCTAATCGAGTCTGGTCAGTTCAGTAGCTTGAGCCCAGACGATAAGGTTGGCGTGCTAAGCTCAGTAACCGAGCTATTAAATAGAAAGTTGACCGATGCAAAGGCTCAGTTAATGATCTCAAGACAAGCTCAAGAGCAATTGCTTAAAGAAGAAGCGAGCCATGATTAAATTTAGACAATTCAAAGAAACCGACAGGGACTATGTAACTCGGTCGGTCCTATTTTCTTTCTTGGGCAATAGCTCAGAAGTAAAAAGGATTAATAAAGATTCTTTCATGATCGGAGAGAACAAAGTAATCAACGCCTTAATAAACAAATGCGAAGTTATGGTATGCTGTGACGATCAAGACGATGATCTAATCTTTGGGTTTGCTATTTATGAGAATGTTAAGGACTGGGATATTTGCCACTATGTTTATTTGAGAAAGGATTTCAGAGAAAAGGGAATTATTCACTTATTAATTAAACAAATTCAAAAGAGTGAACAACTTTCTCTTTCTCACATAACCGATCAAATTAAACCTGCAAGGCTTAAGAAGTTCTGGCAAAAGGTTATTTATGACCCTTACGCGGTTCTTGGGGCATTAAAATGAACGATTTAATAATCACAAGTGAAATGAAAGAACTTAAGAAAGGTTTGAAAGACATTAAGAAGGAAAAAGCTTCTGAGTTTGATGATCTTGTCAGGACTCTTTTAACAAAGTACGGAAATAGATTTGCAAGATTTGAGCAAGCGAAATCAAAAGACCAGATAGAACATAGGTTTATCGGAGAGTTTGAGGACGGAGTAATATTAACTTTATCAATTCAAAAGGTGGATTAATGAAAGTTCTCGGAAGGGTTGTATTTTATAGAACCGACGGGGTTCCAATGATAAGACTTTACTACAAAGAAAAAGATATTATTGAGCAGTATGTAAAATGGCCTGATGGTTTAACTGGTAAATTTGAAGGATTTACTAGAAACGGATACTTAAAATATAGGGAGACAAAATGAAAAAGAAACAAGAATTAGCTTATCAAGGCACATTAAAAACAGGACAAGAGATCGTAACTGGTAACTTGGTTTACTTAGCCTATGAGTCAACAACGGAAATCAAGGCTCTAAACAGAAAATCAAGACGAGCATTTCAAAAGATTATCAACAAAGAATTAAAAAAGGCTTAATCATGAAATTAAAAACAGCAGTTTTCTATCAATCGGTTAAGAATTGGGACGGAAACGAAAGTAATACATTTAAACATGACCCGACACAAATCATCGAGCTTGAAGATCATCTTGTTAAGGTTTCAAAAGAAGGTCGAAGAGACGTTATCATTGTCCCAACGGCTAACTTGAGATATGCAACGGCTGATTATTTGGAAGCCTATAAAATAGTTGAGCCTCAGCCTTCGAACTTGTCGGAAATAGCGAGCAGTTCACCAGAGCCAATGACAAAAGAAAGCTTGATTAAACCTAAAAAGAAAATCGAGAAAGCTATAGATGCTTAACAGTAAGTTCAATTTAATGGGTGAAGTCTTTTTACATAAGCTTGACCCAAATACAATTTACGAAGAGCTCGCCCAAAGACGTGGGACGAATAAGACAATCAACAGGGTTAAAGAGTTTGAGATTCAAAACAAGATTCTTGATGATGTTGAATCGAGATTTAAAGCTCTAAACGCAACCAGAAGAGCGGCTAAATCTACAACGGAAGCAATGTCTCACGTTGAGATTTGTTTGAAGTTTCCAAAGTCTCGTACTGTTTACATGGGGCTAACGCTTGATTCGGTTACGGAAATAGTCTGGGACGTATTCAAGGGAATCAATGAAGAGAATCATCTTGGCTTAAAGTTTAATGAAACAAAGAAAATAATCTTTTATCCCAACGGTTCAAGAACAAGGCTTTTTGGTCTTGATGCTTCTGAGAGACAACTTGCAAAGATTCTTGGTCAAAAACTCAGAAAGGTTTCAATAGATGAAGCGGGTTCAATTACTGTTGACCTCGAGGATTTCTGCTTTCAAAAGGTAAGACCTGCATTGATCGACTTGGCCCCTTACTCTTATTTAACTTTACTGGGAACTTGTGAAAACATTCCTAATACATATTTTGAAAAGGTGACAACGGGCAAATGTGAAATGTTCGATTGGAACGTTTACCGATGGACGGCTTACGACAATCCTTTCATTAAAGAAAATTGGGCAAAGGAAATTGAGGAAATTTTAAGAGTTAATCCAAAAGCAATGGAGAGCTCTAAATTCAAAACACATTACCTTAATGAATGGTGTTCGGACGATGATCTATTAATTATACCTTTTAGTAAGATGGAATTTGTTGACCGATTGCCAATAGACAAGAAACACGATTGGAATTATACGCTTTCAATCGACCTTGGGTATAACGACGCAACGGCTTACGCTGTTATTTGTTACTCTTGGAACTTGCCTGACGCTTACGTTGTTAAGACGTTCAAGGAAACCGAGCAGGATTTTACGGCAGTTTCAAACGTGATCAAGGATTTAAAAAGAAAATACCCGATTAATAATTTAATTGTGGACGGAGCAAACAAGCAAGGTATCGAGGAGATGAAGAAGCGGCTCGGATTACCTGAAATTGAAATAGCCGAAAAGCTTGGAAAGGCTACCTACCTTAGATTGCTTCGCGATGATGTAATAATGGGCAAGTTAAAATTTGTCGAAAACGATACCGAAGAGCTATTGAAAGAATGGAAATCTTTGCAATGGAAAGACGACAAAAAAGAAAAAGAAGATGATCGTTGTCAGAATCACTTATCTGATGCGGTATTATATGGTTGGAGAAAAACTTCAGCACTTCGCGGCGATAATCCAACGCCAACACCAAAAGAACATGAGCCAGAATATGAAACATACTTGGAGGACTTGGAAGATGAGCGAGCAAGAGAAGAAACCGAGAAAGAAACCGAATACTATGGGCAGCCAGAAGATGGATTTTTCTGAAATAGAAGAACTTTTGGACATTTGTAAACGTGCAGGAGTGGCAAAAATAGAAATAGAAGGCAAAATAAAACTTGAGTTATTCCCTTTTTCTTATACTCCACCCATGACTTCATCACAAATGATGGAAAATTTAACCGAGTCTGATAATATGACAGAAGAAGAACTGTTGCTAATGTCGGCAAATTAACAAGGAAGTTATAAATGGACACAAATACAGCTAGTAATTCTTACTGGTACGAATCGGAAAACAATGAAGATATGGCTCGTCAGTTGTTCAGCCAAGTTAAATTCTTAAGAGAGAATCAACTTTCTGCAGTTTCAGATGATAACCTGATGCACGTTAGGCTTTATGGTAATGCTGAAATCTTCGGATTAAAGCCTTATGACTATTCCTTCAGGAGAACAGATAACAGAATTGGCTTAAACGTAATCAAACAAGCCTGCGACACAGCTACTTCAAGGATTGCCAAGTCTAAACCAAGACCACAATTTTTGACAAAGATGGGTGATTACTCTTTAAAGCAAGAGGCTAAAAAGCTTCAAATGTATATTGATGGGACTTTCTACGAAAACAAAGCCTACAAGATGGGGCAAGACGTTTTTAAAGATGCAACCATTGTCGGCAAGGGCGTTGTTAAGTTCTTTCCAAAAAAGACCTGCATAGGAATGGAAAGGGTTTTTGTTGATGAGATTATCGTTGACCAAGCCGAAGCGATGTATGGCAATCCGTCAATTCTTTATCAAGCAAAACCAATAAATAGAAGAATACTTTTAGGAATGTTCCCAAAGAAAGCTACTTATATTAAAACCGCCCCGCATTTAGAAGATGCAACAGTTGGGGGAATCAAGCTTTCTGAAATGATCGAAGTTGTCGAAGCGTGGAAACTTCCAAGTTCGCCAGATTCAAACGATGGGCTTCATGTGATCTGCACAGAGAAAGGGATTTTATTTAAAGAAGAATGGACAGAAGATTGGTTCCCGTTCTCATTCTTTGATTGGTCTAAGAAAGTTTTTGGGTTTTACTCGTCAGGAATTGCAGAAGAGCTTCGCGGTATTCAGCTAGAAATTAATAAGCTTTTAGTTGTAATTCAAAGATCAATGCACCTTGGCTCAATTCCAAAAATCTTTGTTGATGCCAATACAAAAATTGTTAAGTCTCACTTAAATAATGAGATTGGTGGAATAATTACCTATGCGGGAACTAAGCCAACTTATGACCAATTAATGGCAATCCCGCCAGTATTATTTGAGCAATTAGCAAACCTTTACCAGAAAGCTTTTGAAGTTGTTGGGCTTTCTCAAATGTCTGCACACGGGCAAATCCCTGCGGGAATGATGAACGCCTCGGGTAAGGCACTAAGAACTTATAACGACATTGAAACGGAAAGATTTAGCGTTGTATCTCAAAACTATGACGAATTTTTCTTAGACATGGCCAACAAATTAATTCTTATGTCTGAGCGTGAGGCGAAAAGAAAAGGCTCGAAGCTTAAAGTTACATCGTTTAACTCAAAATACATTGAAGATATTGACTGGCGAGACATCGACATTAAACGCGATCAGTATATGTTAAAAACTTTTCCAACAAATTTCCTTTCAAATACACCAGAAGGAAAGCTTGCAGACATTCAAGAAATGATTGGTATTGGATTGCTTGACCAAAGGGACGCTATGCAATTGCTAGATTACCCAGACTTGGAGAGTGTAACAGAGTTTAAAAATGCAGCCTTTGATGATATTCATGCCGTACTAGAAAACATTATCGACAAAGCACAGTATGAGCCACCAATGCCACTTCAGGCTTTAGAATACGGCCAGACACTTTTTCAACAAGTTTACTTAAAGCTAAAGAATCAAAACTTAGCCCCAGAACGATTGGAAATGCTTTTAAGATGGACCGAAGAAGCCAAGATGCTGACCGATACAATTGCACAAGAGGCAATGGCTCAACAACAGCAACAATTAGATATGCAAATGCAACAACAGGCAATGATGCCTAATCAGTCAAATAAAAGTCAACCAGTGAGGTAAATGTGAGTGACGATTTTCAAACAGCGTTTTCAAATGTACTAGAATCAAAAGAGGAAGAAGCGAATGGCAATACACCACCGCCAACCGAGCAAAAGCAAGCAAGCACAGAAGAAGCGAAGCCAGACCCAATTAGCTCGCTCGAAGAAAAGCAAGCGGAAGCAAGAGCGAAATGGAAGTACGAAAAAAGAATCAAAGAACTCGAGCAACAACTTGCCGAAAAGCCAAAATCAGGAAGTTTCGACGCTGACTCCGATAATCCAATAAAAGAGCTAAGAAAAGCTAAAGGGTGGAGCCATGACGACATTGTAAACAAAGCACTTGAAGCTTTAGAAGATGAAGGAATGAGCAAAGAAGAGGCAAAGGAAGAAGTTAAAGGCATGAGCTACGAGGAAATTGTGGCAAAAGTTAAGGCTGATCTTAAGCAAGAACAAGAAAAAGAAACCATCGAAGTTCAAGAAAAGCAAAAGATCGAGAAAGCCGTAACTGAATTTAAGGGGAACATTAAGAAATTTGCCCAAGAAAATGCGGAAAACTTTCCTTTAGTCGATGCCCTTGGTGTAACCGATAACGTTTATTCAATGATCGAACAGGATTATTTGACCAAAGAAGAAGAATTTGGGACCGATTACGCTTTAAAAAACATGATGAAAATTGAAGATGCCGTTAAAAAAGTAAACGAAACACTTGCAACGGAGATCAAAACCGCGTTAAAATCAGATCATGTAAAGAAGTTTTTGACCCAATTACTAAAAGAAGGTCAAAATCCTAATACCCAGTCAAACGAAGAACCACAGTTAGAGGACGAATTTGCGACATTGACAAATGATTCTTACAGGAAGGTAACCGACCCGAAAGATCATAGAGAAATGTCTAGTGAGGAAGCTTTAGCGGCTGCCTTTAATTATTTGTAACCCACTAACTTAGGAGTTTTAAAATGGGATTAGATTTAACGAAATTTGGGCCTGGTCTGAAAGCCTACTACTCTAACCAAAGAGTAGAAAACATGACCTACAAAGATTACCCTTTCTTTGCGATGATTCCAAAGAAGAAAGATTTCTTCGGTAAGAATTATCCATTGCCAATCCAAATTGGTAACCCACAAGGGCGATCAAAAACTTTCGCGAAAGCAAAAGCAAACCAAACATCATCTGTTTATAAAGATTTTACTTTAACAAGAGTTAAAGATTACTCTTTAGCAACAGTTGATAATGAAACTGCTGAAGCTTCAGAAAATGACAAAGGTGCTTTCCTTAAAGCATTAACAAACGAAATCGACTCAGCAATCAAGTCAATGTCAATCGCAATGGCTTCTGCTGTTTATGGTGACGGGTCTGGTGTAATTGGGCAAATCGCTGCAATTTCTGCAAACGAAATTACTCTTGTTGAGCCAGATGATGTTGTTATGTTTGACGTTGGTCAATCAATCGTTTTCGCAGCTGCAAAGTCTACTGGTGGTTTAAGAGCCGCAGGAGCTAAGTTGGTTGTAACTAAAGTTGATAGATCAGCAGGAAAAATTTCATTTGATGCAAACATTGCGACAATCGCGGGTGTTGTTGTTAATGATTACCTTTTTGTTGATGGAGATAGAAACTTAGCTATGGCGGGATTAGCTGCATGGTTACCTTTCGTTGCTCCAACTTCAGGCGATAACTTCTTTGGTGTAGATCGTTCAGTTGACCCAACTAGATTAGGTGGTGTTCGTTTTGATGGTTCTGCACTTACAATTGAAGAAGCCCTTGTAAAAGGTCTTACTCTTTGTAATAGAGAAGGTGGAAATCCTAAGCTTGTATTTATGAACTATACTGACTGGGCTAACTTAGAGCTTGCTCTTGGTTCAAAAGTTCAATATATGGTTACTCAAGCTTTCGGAAGAGCCGATATTGGTTTCCAAGGTATCCAAATTAAGACAAATAAAGGTGTAGCAAATTGTGTTGCTGACCCATTCTGTCCAAAAGGATACGCATACGGAATCACAATGGAATCTTTCGCTCTTTACTCTTTAAAAGAGCCAGTAAGAATCCTTGACCTAGACGGAAACAAGTTATTAAGAGCTTCTGACGACGATGCTGTTGAGCTAAGAGTTGGTGGTTACTTTAACATTGGTTGCGATGCACCAGGTCATAACGTAGTTATCAAATTATAATTAATGATTAACAGGCGGGGAAATTGCTCCCCGTCTGCATTTTTGGAGTTAATATGGCAAATTTATATTTTCATAACCCACAAACAAACGAGAGAGCTCAAAAGTCTATGCACTTAAAGCTTGAAATCGGTGCTGCGGGTGCTGTTACTTTATCAAGAGGGATTAACATTGTTTCGGCTGCAAAGTCTGGAACTGGTGAAATCACTATCACGCTACCAAAATTTGCTTCTTTTCTTGGTGCAAAATGTATTCTTGAAGCGGCAGCAGCCGTTGATGATTCATACCAAATTAAATCAGTAGATGCAGAAGCAGGAACAATCATTTTAATGACAAAACTTGCGGGCGTAGCGGCTGATTTAGCTTCAGGTAGCATTTTACACGTTGAGCTTCTTTACAAAAATACATCTG